TCAGTACTACCCCAATGATCATAGAGATATACTCTACCTGAACCAACTGTTGCATCAAAGGCATCACGTAACTCCTTGTCATTGATGTCTAGTTCACCTAGATGCAAGGGCTTGTTAAGTTCGATTGACATAAGACCTAAGGCAGTACGCTTTACATTCTCCTCTAATGCTATGTACCCCACTGTCTGACCTGACTGGATAAGACCATGTGCTAACTCACGTGCTAACTGAGACTTACCAATGCCTGATCCTGCTGTCAGTGTGACAATCTCACCCTTGCGACAACCACCTACCTTCTCGTTCATACCTGAGTAGGGGTAGGGGATAGACACACGTTCATCTACTGCTGTGACTACATCCCACAAGTCAGTACCAGCTACGATACCATCAGGTCTGTAAGTCTTAGCACCCCACACTGCCCTGATTACTTCCTCAGTTCTACCAGCCTGTAACATTTCGCTGGCATCCTTGAGGGGTAGGCTGGCAATGCTTGCCTTGTCTGGTGGTAGTATCTTGGCACACTCAATAGCTGCTGCCTGTCCCACCTCATCCTGATCAAACATGAGGATGATCTTGTCGTACTTACACAGCCATTCGATTGACTTGGCTATGGCTTTCTTTGCACCTGCTGCACCGTTGGGTACACTGACCACACTATACTTGTTGTCAAATATTTGACTGACTGACAGTGCGTCCACCTCACCCTCGACAATGGTAATCATCTTACCACCATCACGGCACAGATGTTGACCATACAGGCCAGCATCCTTGAGACTACCGATAACAGTGAAGTCCTTGTTAGGGTGGCGTACCTTCTGTGCTACAACGTGGTTGTCCTTGTTGTAGTAGTTGGCTACTTGTACCTTCTTACCGTGGTACTCAGCCACACCATAGCCCCAATGTTTTAGTGTCTTCTCTGTTAGCTTGCGCTTGGCTAGGTGTGTAGGTATAGGCTGCAAGAACTTAGTGTCAGTGCTAACCGTATCTCGTACTGGTTCCATACTATTTCCTTCCGCTGGTGTAAACTTCTCACACGCAAAGCAGTAGTGATTGCCAGAACTATACAACGCATTGGCATCACTACTGCCACAAGATTCACAGGCTTCGTGCCTGATGAATGTACTGTTATCTTCCATTACCTAAGCCATTACGTAAGGTTTGTGCTGTGTTCTCAAGTCCGTGAACAATCTCCATGATTAGTTCATCATCATACTTGATGTCATCAGATAGCATAGCATGTGCCATGTCGTAATAGCTTACATGTTCTGCTAGTTCATGCTGGTCTACATAGACTGATACACTAAGACCATACTCACCAAACTCAGCGTTCATATCTACTTCAGATACCCATTCTTCCTTTACGTCAATGACACTCATCGTACACAGCCCTCATAAAATTCTTTTTCAAACTGTTCAAAGTCTGCTTTAATCTCATCTATTTGAGAGAAGTCACGTAACACTTTCTTATAATCTGCCACTGACATGAACTCAAAGATTTCTGATATTAAATCTTCCTTACTCCACGTCTTATAGATGTTCCCAACAGCCTTCATAAATGTTTCATTCTCTATCATTTCTTGCGGTGTCATTACAACCACTCCTTAGGTATAGTTCCTTCTGCCCAGACAAAACCTTGTCGGTCTGCCCACTCACCACAGGTCATCTTAGACCCATCCTTTCTTTTCTTAGCACCCTGAATAGTAGCACTGGCTTTCTGAAAGACAAAGCGTACATCCAAGTCAGGATACTGTGCCTTGATTGCCTTCATCTTGCGTTGGCTATCCTGTCTTAGATAACCTTTCAGTTCTACTATCATTGTGCCTACCGATAAGTCAGGGATGTAGTGACGTTCCACATAGTAGGCCAGCTTCTCTGGCTCGTATACATATGGAACGCCACGTTCATCTAGGTCTGCAATGACCCTTGCCTCAAAAGTCCCCTTCGTCATCGGCATCACTAGCAGTAGGTTCATCATCGAACATGTCGTTGCTGTTGTCCTTGGCTACAGCTTGTGCAACATACCCATCTTCCTCATCAAAGATAGATGCTGGCGCACCATACTCTACCAAGTCAATGACCTGCATTGCCTTCAGTCGTAGTGACACACCCACCTGCTTGGTTGACTGCATCACATATGGGAATGGCTCGACAGCAATCTTAACTGTTGATCCATTGCCGACAGCAATAGACTTATCCATCGGTGTCTTTTTGGCATCCACCACTGATGGCTTCTGTGTGTATGTCTCGCCTGACTTAGACTTGATACGTGCCTTCAGCTTAGACTTGAACACTAGGTTGCCAGTCTCATCACCGTTGTCGTCTACTTCCTTGGTGTACGGTGTAGCTGTGGACAGGACTGCCTTGAGTTTAGGGTTGTCCTTGACAGCATCTTGGAATTTAGTCTGGATAATTCCATCAAGCTGTTCACACACTGCTGCTGCTTCTGCCTCAGGTACGATGACCTGTGTTGAGTACTCTCCCTCTGGTACGAACCGTGTATCAGGGTCAAATACTTTTGCCCATTGGGCTTTGCCTTTAATGATAATCACTATCACTTCTCCTTAGTTGTTAAAGTTAGTTAGGCTATAGGTACAGGTTAGAACTAGGCAAAAAAGTATTGTGATTTCAATACGTTGTTGATGTCTAAACTACCCTGCTTCGGTGGTGTTGGAACGTCCTCAGTTCCAAGTGTGACAATAGCATGTTGTCTTAGCATTGTCAACACATCATGTTCAGTATACATCTGAACAAACTCTTGTCTCAATACATCAGACAGCCTTGGCATCTCGCTACTGTGTGTACCATAGCTGTCATGTACCATGGCAAAGTGTCTGATACCCTGCTGCTTGCAGGTATTGATAGTCTTAGTCATAGCTGCTGCATCCATAGAGTGGATGAAGTTAGGGCTAGCACCTGAGCCAGTACGCCGCTTGCTTACTTGGTTAGGTATATCTCTGTTGAGTACTAGCTGTATTGTGTTGCCGTTGATTAGGCTAGTTATCCTACGTTTCTCTACGTCATTGTAATTCTGCATGACCAGCCAGTTGGTTGGTGTTACCCATTCCATGTGCTTGTTATGACTGGCGTAGACAGCACCGACATCCTTGATGTAGTCCATGACCTGTCGTGCTGCTGTAATCACACCGTTGATTGCATCCCACACATGCCTAGCTAGGTAGATGGTAGCATCGAATAGGTCATCACCAAATATATCTGGTGTTCCCTTCTCAATCTTATCACGCATAGCTTCCTCAATGTAGGTACGACATGAGTGTATCGTGCCACTGTATGGTACAATCATCACTGACCGTTTAGTTAAAGACCTGTCGATGCCAAACTCTATAAATTTTTTCGCTAGAATTTCGCCTTGGTCTGCATCCTTGGTGATGTTACGCATGGCTTCCTCTGCTACCTCAGTGTAGATGTCTTGAGGTACATCAGATGCTAGTAGGTTGGTTGCCCTACCACCACGTTCATCACGCAGGATAGCTGATAGATGTTGCAGTCCGTTACAGCTACCGTCAGCAGATACAGGTAGGTTGGACATGTACCCCCAGCCATGCTTGACTAGGCCAGCAAACTCTAAGCACCAGCCTAGAAACTGAAAGGGTTTGTCTGCATCCAGCCACCAGTTGTTGTCGTATGGGTTGTCAGCCACACGCTTAACCTCATCTGCTATATCCCACGCCCAACCCTCACGCTGGTCTAGTGTGATCTTGTCGTTGCCGTATAGGTTAGCACCATGAATACACAACCATCGTGCGTCATCCCAATTGTTGATGGCCTTGTCTACCTTGAAGGTCATCAATCCCTTACTCCAGTCTGCTGCCTGTGGTGACAGGAATGTGCTGGCTGGATACTTGCGAGAACGAAAGTCATTCTGCCATACATAATAGAACTCATCGTACTTGCTGTATTGTTCAGCTATTTGTAGTGTGCGTTCCACCTGTATGCGCTTGCTTACAGTCTTGTTGTTGTAGGTATACACCTCGTTACGTTTCTTACTCCAGTCCTTGAACAGCTTACGTTCTGCCTCATCCATAGCTGCTGGTTCTTTGTTGAATGGGTAGCTAGGTAGTGGTCTGTCCTCTCTGGCTGGTAGTCCTGCCCACTCTTGTCCACTGTCCCACATGTTACGGATGATCTCAAGCACTGGCCTGTTGATCTGCCATGGTGTGTGTTGCAGTGTGTTCAAGCAGTCGAACTCTTGGGATAGGTCACGCTGTTTCAGCTTGGTCATGTGTGCCTTCATACTATCCTCTCCTGATTATACTCAATGGGTCTAAGAAATCTGCGTAGTATCCACCCCCCTCTGTGTCTGTCCAGTCCTTGGGTGGTACAATACATGGTGTCCATCGTGGTCTTGATACTTCCATGTGTGAATTAAATGCCTTGACCCATTCCTCTGTGATGGGTGTTGCCCTAAGATATGTAGTCGTTTTGTTTCTACTAGTCGATAGCCTTTCCAGTCTGACTAGCCCTGTGTTCTTGATGATTACATCAACCAGCTTCATGCCTACATGGATACGTTGATCACCTGTCCATGCTAGATGTTTGTATCCATCCTTGTTCATCTTGTTAGTCAGGCCGTAGCGTCTAGCTGTCGTACCCTTCTCGTTGGCCTTCTTGATAGTGTTCCTTGCTACATCTCCCTCTGCTTCGATCCACTTCTCTAGCCTGTCTTGCATCTCTACGTTGACACCAATATTCTTTGCCACTTTAACCAAGGCTTGAGCCTTGCTGATGCCATCAACCATAGAGACTAGGGCTATGTATGCTACAGCGTCAGGCTTCATGCCTTGCAGCTTCTTGTAGGCTACATCCCTGTTGCTGGTGGGTGTGTCTTGTACTTGCTTTACCCCTTCAGCTACTGAGCCTACCACTGTGGCAATCATAGTCCTGCCATGCAGTGTGCGTGTCTCTCTGCCCTTGCCTACTGCCTCATCTATCACACGCCTAAACCTGTTGATGCCAGCGTTCAGCATTTCTCTTTCTAATTCAAGCTGTTGTTCTAAACTGTACCCCATAGCCACACCCCTGTTACATGTATAGTATTACTGATAGGATTGGTACGCCTACGATCATGCCTAACATAAATACAAATTGTAATCCCATATAGACTTCGTTGTCTGTGTGATGTCCTAACAAACCACTGACTAGGATAGCCAGTAAACAAAGCCAAACAAAACCTTCCATCATTCCTCCCCATAGTTACGCATCATCCAGTGTTGTTGTGCTGATACTTGTTCGTATTCAGTAGACTCTACTGCCCACCTCGCGTTACACTCAGGACAGAACCACTCAATCATACCATCCACTGCGTATAGTGCTTCTGCCTCACCATCCCCACACATATCACATTGTTTAAAACCCATACTCATAACCCTGACTCCTCTTTAACTCTTAGTAGTTTACCTGCTACATATCCATGCTTAAACTTCATGTGATACTGAGCCTGTTCATTACTATCATACTGGTTGTCATATGTCAAGGCATGGTATCCGTTGTGGTATCCCATGACATAGGCATCATCGTAGGTGTTACGTTTGTTAGCCCAGTTCTTCCAAGCGTTCATCTGTGCATCAATCATCGTATCTGCCTCCCTCGTCAAGTTCATATAAGTCATCAACATCTATACCATCACAGATGTATGAGTAGTCATAGTTAGGTATGTTAAACAGCTTGATACTACCATCCTCATTACGAATGTAATCATCAGCTTCAACATCCACTACAGCTACCGACATATCCCAAACAGTTATACCGTATGTTTTATCTGGATCAAACATCATTCTTACTCCACACTAGATTGTTTACCCGATAGTAAGCAGTCTCTAGCTTACCCACCTGAGACAGCCACACATCCTGACACTCAGTCAAGGTTTGTAGTACATCCCCAACAATCTCATTCATGTCTGCCAGTGCTTGCTGCTGGTCTGCATTGAGTGCCTTTAGCAAGTCCTTCTTGGCTTTCTTTCGTGCTGCTTCTCTCTTGTGGTACTCTTTCATATGATGATCGGTCATTGCTTTGTCTCCGTCTTGATTGCATGATTGCTTTAGTGACTGGTGTTATCTTCATCGTGTACCAGCTTTAGCATAGGTTCGTTGTCGTTGTCAACCCCATAAAGGTAGGTCTCATAGTATAGATTATCGTCATCCATTAGCTGGTATAGATAGTCAAAGATACAGTGCTTCAGTGCGTTGTCATCCATACAGTGTCCATCGAAGTCTAACTCTATCACCACCTTGGTTGATGCTTCAGGTTTCCAAGTCATCATAACTCTCCACTTTCATTCCTAGTTTCTTTGCCTCAGCAACAGTCTCATCCAACTCCCTAGTGAACTCATGCCAAATGTAGTTAACATAATCAGCATCATCAGGATTATCCATAACTTGATTTATGCCGTCCAGCACCCCTTCTAAATACTTCAATTTATCACGAATGTCTAGCATCTTTTTGTAGTTCTTTACATCTTCAGTCATAGGCTTACTCCCTTAAAACAGTGGTTCATATGTAGCACCAGCATCATGCCTAGCCTTTAGACTTGATAGCTGCTGCCTCATGCTTACTACATCCTGTGATGCCATGCCTTCCCACTCAGCATCTTCTATCTGGACTGCTAGTGCCTTCATCTTGGTTAGAATACTAGCAAGCCTAGCGTCCTGCGTTATGTCAGGGTATGCCGTGTCTATGTACATGCTCATTTGTATGCCCCTTCCATCATGTCCATGCCTACAATCAGGCCGTCAAGGTACGTTAGCATCTCGCGTGGTGTTAGTCTATGCTGAATGATAGTGCTGCCCTCATTACAGGTTAGCTGCCAGCCACCATAGTGCGGCGCATTGTTTAGTGCATAGCTTACACCTAGCCGCCTGTTAATTCTGCCTAGTCTATTCTTTAGCATGTGTGGTGTTGTTCTCATTGTCTTACCTCCTAAGTTGCAGCTTTCGCCTAGCCTTCGGTTAATTCCTTGACCCATAACCGGAACTTACATAAAACATCAAATGTTTCCTCTAGTGTAGGTCTACAGGTCAAACAAAATCCTGACTGCATCAGGTTAAAGCCGTGTTCATCCTGCACTATCTCAAATTCAAATGGTAATTTTATATGTACCATTGTCTTTCCTCCTAAATTGGCAGGGGCAGTAGGAATTGAACCCACTCCCTCAGGGTTGGAACCTGATGTGCTACCGTAACACTTTGCCCCTATAAAATCAATAAATATATTAGGCAGTTTATCCACTTGCCTAGGTGGTAGTCCTTTCTTTCTAGCGTAGCGTTAATGCTACGGACTAGGTACTTGGTCAAGTCTTACTACATACCACATGAAAGCCCCTAGTCTTGGCTCATGTTTGAAACTCTAGCTGATACCGTGATGCCTACGCCATGCCATCCAAGTGATAGCTTGCATCTCATATGCTTTGATGCCTACCTTCTTGGCTGCATGTGCATAGGCTGCCTGTAATAGTCGATACTCTTTCTTGCCAATGTTGGTCTTGTCATCAGTCAGACCCACTCGCTCATTATAAAAGATATTCCTCGCATGTCCATCAATGGTGCAGGTATCCTCGCCCATGATATTCTCAAAGAAGCAGGTTATCTTCTGGCCTGATAGGATTACCTTGGTTTCATCATAGGTTGGCCTATCTTCTAGCAAGAACCATGCCTTCTCTTTCATCTTGTTATAGGTACTAACCTTAACAGTTTCCATGTGATCGCCTCGCAAGTATGCACCGATCAAGTCATAGGCATTGCTTACGTTGCGTTCCCACTTGTTATTGGGTGATAGTGCTGCCACTACTGACACCACCCGATAAACAGGCATATCATAATGCACTGCTATCTGGCGACACTGTTCTTGTGCATCACTATACCAGTCAAAGGCACGTTCAGTCTCATTAGACTGTCCGTACCAATACAATATATTTCTAACACTCATGGTTACTACTCCTAGCTGTTACAAGGTACAACGATAGTCTAAGGGATTACCATCGTTGCCCTTGGCTTGTCAATAGACTTTCTGAATATCTTTGACACCACCAAACGTACGCTTTGCAAGTGCAGGAACAGATAAGTAACGGCTAGTCTTACCCATATGCAGCCCCATAAAGGTACTGCCTAGGCTAATACCAAAACGATTGCGAATAACACGCTCCCGCTTGCCATACACTGCTACTGTCTTGCCCATGATTTTTGTTGTATAAGTTTTCATGCTACTACTCCTAGCGTTATAGGTACACCATTGCACCTTGTAACAGCTAGGGATTTGTCCTTGCTATCGGACTCCACCCTAGCTTTGGCCTAGACCTACGCCCCACCTTGCCAGCTACTGCTAGGATTTTATAGGGTCTGTAGCCACGCCGTTCCACGGACTTCGGTTGTCTTATCGCTATCAAGCGTTTGTTGGTGGCTGGCTATCACTACGTCTATCTAGCCCCTGATATTGCTATCACTACGTCTAGTAGCACCTGATAGCCAGCCTTTAGTCTCTAAAGCGTATTCTAGTTTTATTCGTTAGTCAATGCACTTTCTGTATTCGTTAGGCACTTTCTGTATTCTTTCGCCTAGCCCCTAGTTTGGACGTACCGTTTAAGGTGGCTAGGCTTCAAGGATTGTCTGCCGTGGCATTGCGTCCCCTTGATGACCATTACTAGATCATGCCTTGAGATGTTTGACAACCCACAAAATGCAAAAAGAATAGATAAATTTGTGAATCATAGGCTAAGTGATTGAAAAGATTATGAAAGAAAGTTTGAGATTGTTTGAAATAAAAAGAATAGATAGAGAGAGACAGAAACATGTTGCAAAAATGTCACACATGTTGCACATCTGCAACACTGCGCCAGCCCTTGCGTCAAATGTTTGACATTTACAACATGTCTGAGATGTGGTAAACTGAAGGAACGCGCGTCATGCGTGCGGGGGTGTGCGCGATTCTATACTATTATATACCCCCTCAGATTTTTCTGTAAAAAATCTAACACCATCTTAAACACCCTACACATCTCTGCCACATTGTTTAAGCACAGTTGTGTTACTCCTCTATCAGAATAACTACAACGTCTGTGTTACACAAAGTACAACATAGTAAAGGTATAGTTAAACATACTTTAACATATACCTATACTATACTATGTAACAGGGGTCTAGCCTAAGAGGTACAGGTTAGAAAAACCCTAAGGATTCTCTAGGTTTTTTACCGAAGTTAAAACCATCCATAAACTTGTCTAGTTCTTCTTCAAGTAATTCTTCTTTTCTTGTTCGTATTTCTGTATCTGCATCAGCAGCCATCTGGTCTGACCAGTACTGCACTGCCATAGCAAGTACGTCAAGCCTATCGTCATGTGCTAATGCCCCTCTTTGTTTTGTTATACGTGTCATCTGATAGGCTAGCATATACTTAGCAGCCTTATCTGGTGGCATGTGTTGAGTACTGTCGTAGTCCTTTTGTATTACCTTGGGGTCTACTACCAGCCTGTGTTGGTTCATAACAGGTTCTAGGGTATCTATTATCCTGTGTTCCTTCTGTTTAGAATGTCTAACTTCTTCCATCGTTACAGGATAGGTCTTCAACAAGTAAGGTTTTAGCAGTTCAGTAAACATACCGTCACCAAAGTTACTCTCTACCAGTACCATATTAACCTGATGTATCTTAGCCAAGTCTGTAAGATGTTGTAGTGTACTATCACTATAGCCACCCTCAACACCACCACAGTCTACTACGTGTAGGAAACCGTTTAACATCTTAACAACAGCGTAGGCTGTCTCGTCAGAGCCTCTACCAGAGGGGTCAATGGCTAAGACACTACCAGTGTAGTTAGCCCTGCCTATGGTGTCCTCAGGGGCGTAGAACTTGTCTCCTGCTAGTCCTACATTGGGTAGTTCGTTAAGAGGCTTAAAGATACCATACACTAGTTTCTCAGGTGCAGTATCCTTGTCACAGGAGTAGATCATTAGGTCACTTAGTTTAAGCGGATATTTGTTTGCGTCACTGAGGCTAGTATCCAACATAAATTGCAAAGCAAAGCCACTTCTACCATAACTTAGTTCTCTCTCCAGTAAGTCTGTATCATCAAATCGTTTAGGGTCTGTAGGAAGCCCATACACGGCCTCTAGGTTAGTTTGTATAGAATCATACAGCAAAGGTGCTAGACGGCCTCCATAAGCCTTCTCTGCGCGTTCTAGGCTAGGGTATCTAGCGGGCCATACTCTCATCTCGTATCCACGTGCTAGTAGGGCATTGTATAGGGACATCTCATTCTGGGGTGTACCAAGGTAGATAATCTTACCCTCAGGCTTGAGAACAGCGTCAAACTCCTTGACAGTCTCCCCAAGCTTCTCTCGCATCATGTGTGTCATGCTGTTGTTAGGTACTTCTACGTCATCAGCAATAATAATGTCTGCACGGCTACCTGTAAGCTGTCCTGTGACCCCTACAGACTTCACTGAGGGGCTACCAGAGGCTTTAGCAGGTGCTACGTCAAAGGCTATCTTAGACCATCTCTGGCCTTCCTTAGCCACCAAATGCTGGCATATAGGTAGTTCCATAATAATACGCTGTGTGAACGTAGAGAAGTCATCAGCACGTGCCTTAGACGCTGACACAACCATAAACTTTAGTTGAGGGTCAAGCAGTAGCTGGTGTACAACATAAGCAGCAGTGATGTAAGACTTACCTACACCACGGAAAGCCTCAATGATACAACGCTTAGGGGAGTTCTGTAAGTACCCTGCTATGTCATACTGAATAGGTGTTGGTTCTGGCAACCCCAAATGCTGCCATACTAGATATGTAAAGTTTCTAAAGTCCTTTAGAGCCTCAGGGAAGGCCTTTGGCTGTTGCATGGTATATTCCTACCTAAAATGTGTTAAGGGCTGTCAGTGAGCTTCTAATCGTCATACATAATGTCTATAGGGTGATCGTGTGCATCATCAGCTCTAGCCCATACAGCGTTAATAGGAGCCACAGCAAATTCAAAGGTAGTATCATTAATCTTATGACCTGATACTGCTCCTTCAATTTTAAGACCTGTAGCAGATGTAGGTGGTGTAGTATCAGTAC